ATGGATGCAAAGACGGAGCTGGAGCGGAAGCTGGTAGGACTGGCCCCCGGTATGGAGGCGGAGATCAGACAGGTCCTGGAGGCGTACCGGATCACCTGGGCGGAGACAGGCGGCGCCCTGGCGCTCCGTGAACGGATCGAGTCATTCCTGGCGGCGAAGCGGATCGACGGCCTGTCCCAGAAAACCCTGAAAGACTATGGCCTCGTGCTGCGGTCTTTTGCGCGGTATGCGGACAAACCACCGGAGGAGATCACCGCCGACGATGTCCGGCGGTATCTGGCCGGACTGTCGGAGCGGGGGCTGAAGGATGGGAGCATCGTCACCCACGCCAACACGCTGCGGAGCTTTTTCGCATGGCTGGAGCTGGAAGACGTGATCGGGAAAAGCCCCATGCGGAGGATCAGGAGCCGGAGCGTGGACCGGACGGCGTCCCGCCGCCCCCTGACAGATGAGGAACTTCACCGGTTGCGGAAAGGCTGCCGGAACATCCGGGACCAGGCACTGGTAGAATTCCTGTCCTCCAGCGGCTGCCGGTTGAGCGAGGCGGCAGGGATTCGTGCGGAGCAGGTGGATTGGAAGCAGAGGAGTGTACGCGTGCTGGGGAAAGGGCGGAAAATTCGGACGGTGTTCTTCTCCTTCCGGGCCGGACAGCTTCTGCGGGAATACCTGAGTCAGCGGGAGGGCGGAGACGCGCTCTTCGCGGCGGTCAGAGCGCCATGGAGCCCTTTGACGCCGGGAGGCATTGAGAAAGCCCTGGCACGAATCGGGCAGCGGGCCGGGCTGGAACGGCGGGTCCACCCCCATATCCTGCGGCATACCTTTGCTACGCAGGCGCTGCAGGGTGGGATGCCGCTGCCGGTGATTCAGCAGCTCCTGGGGCATGAGGACCCCAAAACCACCATGATCTACGCCGCGATTCTGCCGGAGGCGGCGCGGCGGGCATATAGGAAAACATTTGACCGAAAGGAGAACGACCATGAATGAAACGACTGTGACCACGGTAAAGGCCGCCATCGCGGCGGCGGTGGCTACCATGACGGCCCTGTGGGGCTGGTTCGGGTGGCTGGTGATCGCCTGGGTGCTGCTGATGCTGGCGGATTGGCTGATCGGCAGCGCGGCGGCAGCCAAGGAGGGGCGCTGGTCCAGCGCCAAGATGCGGGAGGGCGCCTGGCACAAAGGCGGGATGATCCTGGTGGTGTGCATCGCCCTGGTGGCGGACTGGCTGATCGGGAGCATCCTGGGGCATATCCCGGCGGTGTCCCTGCCATTTACATATTCTGTTTTGCTAGGGCCGCTGGTGATCGTCTGGTACATCATCGGAGAGCTGGGTTCCCTGGCGGAGCACGCCGTTACCTTTGGGGCACCTGTCCCCTCCTGGCTGCGGAACATTTTGGAGATCGGCAAAAATGCCGTGGACGCCGCCGGGGAGAGCATCGCCGGCGAGGGCGGCGGAGACGATCCGAAGGAAAGCGAAAACACCAAAAACGAATAGGCATCAAGCCGCTGTGCGGTTGATATTAAATTTTGAAAAGGAGATTTTGAACATGAAGACTGTGGAAGAAGTGCTGCAGAAGTACACCCTGGGCGAGGCCGGTAAGGACGAGACCAACGACGGTCTGAAGGAATTGGGCTCTCCCCTGCGCCTGAACCCTGACCGGAATGTGATTACCCCGGAGGAGCTGGCGGAGACCCGTGTGGGCGAGACCCCTGCTGAGGCCAACGGATGGGGCATTCTGGACCACGGCGTGGGCAGCCTGGAAAAGGTCCATGTGGTGAACGGCCGCACGGTGGACGTGGACATGGGACATGAGGCCGCCTATGTCTACATCGCCGGGCGCAAGTACCGCCTGCGGAGCGATGTGCTGACGGAGGAAGACTGATGAAGACATACATCGGGACCAAGATCATCCAGGCGGAGCCGGCGTTCCGGATCGATGGGGAGATTTATCCTGAGAGCGGTCCGGTCCCAAGAAGCATGAACCGCGAGGAAGGCTACCGGGTCCATTACCCGGACGGATACGAGAGCTGGAGTCCCAAGGGCGTGTTCGAGCAGGCCCATCTGCCCATGACCGTCAATCCCGACCTGCGGACGGACGCTCCCAGCATCAGTCAGCAGATGGTGGATGATTTCATCCTGGAGACCTGGACGCAGACCATGGGAGACAAAACCACGGTTGTGCGTGCCATGCTGCGGAACGGGTTTGAGATCATGGAGAGTTCTGCGTGCGTCAGCGCGGAGAACTACGACGAAAAACTGGGCCGGGAAATCTGCCTGGGCAAGATCAAGGACAAGGTCTGGTTCCTGCTGGGCTTCCTGCTGCAGACCGCGGTACATGGCGTGAAGAAGGCGAAAACGGAGGCAGGCAGGCCGGCCTACGCCATGACCTTCGGCATGGCTATTGAGGCGGCCAAGAAGGGCAAACGCATTGCCCGGAAGGGCTGGAACGGAAAAGGCCAGTATGTGGAGCTGGCAAAGGCCATCAGTTACAAAAGCCCCACCGGCGCGGTGGTGAATGCGGAGCACGACGCCATTGGGAACCAGGCGCTGGCCTTCGTGGGCACCTCCGGCGTACAGATGGGCTGGCTGGCCTCCCAGGCAGATATGCTGGCGGACGACTGGGAGATCGTGGAGGGCTGATATGGTCCATATTGAGAGGACGCCGCTGAAGAAGATCCTGCGGGCAGTGGTCTACCGGAACACGAAGAAGCTGCCGCTCTCGGAGATCGTGGAGCGGGAGAAGCCGGACCTTGCCATGACGGGGGTGTTTTACAGCCCCGCCAAATGGGCGCCGGTGTGCCCGGTGAAGGCGGACGGGACCGTCCTGTTTGCGGATCAGCAGGACAGCTACTGGGCCCTGGGCTGGGACGTGGGAGCCGATGTGCTCCCCATCCTGGTCCCTCCTGGCGGGGAAAGCGACTGCCGGAACTACGTGGCAAACTGCCTGCTGGTCCGGGCGGGACGGCCCCAGCAGAAGTTGTACTACAACGATGACGTGGGCGGCCGGCGGGGCCGGGTGGCCGTGGGGCTGACGAAGGATACCTGGATCACCTACGGGGCCTCTGACGGCTCTAGCGGCGCCATGACGCCGGAGGACCTGCGGGACTACATGGTGGGCCAGGGCTGTCAATTCGCCGTGATGATGGACGGCGGAGGCAAGGTCAATCTGTATGTGAAGAGCGAGAACGTCCTGATCCAGGGCAAGGACCCCAGCCAGAACCTGATCCTGCTGTACCTGGACGACGGAGAAACGGAGGAAGCACCTGTGAGCGAGAAAAAGACGGTTTGCCTGGACCCGGGCCACGACGCAAGCAACCTGGCCAACAAGAGCCCGGACGGCACCTACTATGAGCACGAGTTCGCCCTGGACATGGGGAACCGGATCAAGGCCATCCTGGAGCGGTACGGTGTGGCCGTGACGATGACCCGCACCGGCGGCGAGGCGGTGAGCCTGGCCCAGCGGTGCAAGATCGCCAACAACATCCGGGGGCTGGACCTGTTTGTGAGCCTGCACTCCAATGCGGCGGCGGGCAGCGGCTGGTCCTCCGCCTCCGGGTGGAGCGCCTATGTGTTCAGCAAGACCAGCGGCGGATATACCGCGGCGCAGAGCATCCTGGAGGCGGTGAGGGCAGCGGGGATCGCGGTGCGGTCCACCCCCATCGTGGAAGCCCCGTCCCTCTACGTGCTGAAAGGGACGGTGGCGCCGGCGGTGCTGATCGAGCACGGCTTCCACACCAACGAGGGCGACGTGAAAAACCTGCGGAACAGCAGCTACCGGCAAAGATTGGCGGAGGCAGAGGCCCGCGGCATCCTGGACTACCTGGGTATTGCCTGGGAGGAAGAGGACGCACCGGAGCCGGCAGAGCCGACGGAGGCTGAAAAAGCGGTGGAGTGGATCACCAGTGAGGGCATTATGCTGGGCAACAGCGCCGGGGACCTGATGCTGGATCAGGGCATGACCCGCAAACAGTTCGCCGTCATGCTGTACCGGTATCACAAAAAATTCCATCCAACATAAACGGACGAGGGGCCGGCCGGTGCGGCCGGCCCCGTTTCTTGCAGGAGGCGAGACGACGTGCCATCCAACTGGCTGTACATCGACAGCAACTTCCCCACGTTCACCGGGGAGGAGAGCCTGAAAGAGCAGGTCACCACAATCCAAAACTACATGTATATGCTGGTGGAGCAGCTGCGGTACACCCTGCACAACTTGGATCTCTCCAACATGAACGAGGCGGCGGTGGACGACTGGGAGAACGCCATCACCGAGCCCATCTACATCCATCTGGAGGACAGCGACGAGCGGATTACCCAGCTTGCCATCACGGCGGCGGGACTGTCTGCCCGGATGGAGGACGCGGAGGGGAACATCACCACCCTGCAGGCCACAGCCACAGGGCTGGCCGCGCAGATCACAGACGCCGAGGGAGACATCGCGGCCCTGCAGGTGACGGCCGACGGCCTCTCCAGCACGGTTGCCAACCAGGCAGGGCAGATCAGCAGCCTGCAGCAGACGGTGGGCAGCTTCTCCCTTTCTGTGAGCAATGGGGAGAGCAGCTCCACCATCTACCTGTCCGCAAACGGGGCCGTGATCGACTCTGCCCGTGTGACGTTCACCGGAATGGTCCTCTTCGCGGATCTGGAGACCTCCGGCGCCACAGTCATCAACGGCGACAACATCACCACGGGGACCATCTTCGCGGACATCATCCACCTGGGCGGACAGATGGACGTATACCGGACGGCCAGCGGGTTCTCCCTGGGCGGTTATATCGGATACATGTCCGGCATGACGGCTTCGGGGAGTTCCACGGCGGGCATCGCCATTGCCAGCAGCAACGAGGCGGCGGTGGTGATCTGCACCACCAACGGCGCCCGGATGGGATACGACGGCGTTTCCACGGTGGTGTGCACCAGTACGCAGGTGTCCATCACTGGGGACACGGTATTCATCAATGGGGAGCCGGCCGCAACATCCGACGCGCGATTGAAGACGGAGAAGCAGTACGATGTGGAGAAATACCTGGGCGTCTTTGACCGGCTGAAGCCCTGCACCTTTGTCTATGATGGGCACAAGCGCCGCCACCTGGGCCTGATTGCCCAGGAGGTGCAGGAGGCCCTGGCGGACGAGGGTATCCCGGAGAGCGACTTCGCGGCCCTGTGCACAGAGCCGCCCGGCGAGGAACGGCCGGACGGCCTCTATACCCTGCGCTATGGAGAGATTCAGATTATGGCGATTGCCAAAATCCAGCAGATGGCGGCGGAGATAGCAAAACTGAAAGAACAAGTGGCGGCCCTGTCGGCCGGGAAGGAGTAAGACATGAAGATAACGCTGATGGAGGCCGTCATGGCCAACCTGGCGGCGGAGGAGGTCGGGCGGCAGGCCGTCCCCTACTCCCTGGCTCTGGCCCTGATGAAGGTCAAACAGGCCACGGCGGCGGAAGCGGAGACCTTCGCGGCGGAGGAGCGGAAGCTGGTGGAGAAGTTCGCAGCCAAGGACGAGGACGGAAACATCCGCGTGGCCCAGGGGCGATTCACCTTCCGCGCCCCCGGAGAGCGGGGAGAATACGAGGAGCAGCACCGACAGCTTGCCGAGACGCCGGCAGAGATCCGTTTTACGAAGCTGCGGGCGCCGGCGCCGGACACGATCTCCGTAAAATCACTGGAGGTCCTATCCCGATTCATCGACTTCCGAGGAGGTGACAGAAAGTGAGACTGCCGCAGGTATCCTATGCCGACGGGATCAAGACCGCCAAACAGGACGAGTTCGCCGGCCTGAACCACAACCTGGGCGCCAAGGACGGGGAGCTGTGGGATATGCGAAACCTGTGCAGCGACTACTCTCCCCTGCTGGCGACCAGGTCGCGGCGGATGCTGTACAAGACGCTGCAGGACCCCGGCGGTCTGTTCTGCTGGGACAAGCTGTGCTGGGTGGACGGGACCACGTTCTACTATGATGGTGTGGCCAAGGGGACTGTGACAGCCGGCCGGAAGACCTTCACCGCCCTGGGAGCCTACATCGTGATCTTCCCGGACAAGGCATACTACAACACGGCGGCGGACGAGTTCGGCAATCTGGAGGCCACCTGGACCGGTGCCTCCCTCACCTTCACCAACGGGAAACTGTATGAAGAGGACGCGGAGGCCAACTGCATCCAGGCGGAGGGCGTCAACTGGGAGGACTACTTCAAGGCTGGGGACGCCGTGACCATCGCGGGATGCACGAAGCACACAGAGAACAACAAAACCCCGGTGATCCGGGAGATCGACGGGGACAAGCTGTACTTCTACGAATACATCTTCACCCTGGATGGCGAGGACGGTGTGACGCCCTACACCGAAACCGGGGAGCTTTCGGTCTCCCGGACAGTGCCGGACCTGCTGTTCGTCTGCGAGAACGAGAACCGCCTGTGGGGCTGCGACAAGACCACCATTTACGCCTCCAAGCTGGGGGACATCTTCAACTGGAATGTGTACGAGGGACTGGCGACGGACAGCTATTCCGTAGACACCGGCAGCGCCGGCAGCTTCACGGCATGTATCTCCTTTCTGGGGTATCCCATCTTCTTCAAGGAGGACCACATCTACAAGGTGTACGGCTCCATCCCAACCAATTTTGAAGTGATGGGCAGCGCTACCCTGGGCGTGGCGGCCGGCAGCGACCGGAGCCTGGCGATTGCCGGAGAGATTCTGTTCTACCACTCCCGGGCGGGGATCATGGCCTACTCCGGGGGCATCCCCCAGCCGGTGGGGGCGGCGTTTGGAGTGGAGCGGTTCGAGGACGCCGTGGGCGGGTCCGATGGGCTCAAATACTACGTCTCCATGGCCGGGAAGGACGGCGCCTATCTCCTGTATGTCTACGACACCCAGCGGGGGGCGTGGCACATCGAGGACGCCACCCAGTCCACACACTTTGCCCGCTGCGCCGGAAATCTCTATCTGCTGGACGAGGGCGGGAACATTTGGATCACCGGGAACATCCAGAATCCGCCGGAAGAGGCAACAATGGAGGATGCCTTTGACTGGATGGCGGAGTTTGCCGACTGGTGCGAGGACAGTCCAAACAAGAAGGGCGTCTCCAAGCTCCTGCTGCGGCTGGAGGTGGACGAGGGCGCGGAAGTGCAGCTCTTCATCATGTTCGATTCGACGGGCGAATGGATCGCGGTAAACGGGACGCTGGAGGGCGGTGTGAAACGAAGCTACACCCTCCCCATCGTGCCGCGGCGCGGGGACCATTACCGGATCAAACTGGAAGGGCACGGCGGCTGCCGGGTATATTCTCTGGCACGGGAGTATTACGACGGGAGCAGCCTGAAATCTCTACCGGGAAGACAGTGAGGAGGAAAGATCATGCCGAATTTCACCTATGACGGATTTCTGACAGCGGCCAGCAACGCCGGCCTGCTGGGGGAGTTCTCTCAGGCGGACCTGGACACGGCCAGAAAATACCCGGAGTTCGGATACTCCATCCTGGGGCTGAAACAGGACATCCACAAGGCGACCACGCCGGAGGCAAAGCTGCTGGCCAACGAGGCGGCCAACCAGCTCCGGTCCAGCTACGGCGGGTACACCGGCGGAAAATACGGTGCGGACTACATCTCGGACGGGAAGATCCCGAACCAGATCGACAGCGTGCTGGACAAGATCAACGGCTTCGGGAGCTTCACCTTTGACCAGGAGCGCCCCAGCTATGAGAACCAGTATGCGGAACAGCAGCAGGCGCTGCTGGACGCCATCATCAACCGGCCGGACTTCTCCTGGTCCAAGGAGGACGATCCCCAGTGGCACAGCTACCGCAAGAGCTACCTGCGGGAGGGCGACCGGGCCACGGCGGACGCACTGGGCCAGGCGGCGGCCGCCAGCGGCGGGCGCCCCTCCACGGCGGCCGTCACGGCGGCCACCCAGGCCGGGGACTACTATGCCGCCCAGCTGAACGACATCATCCCCACGCTGTACCAGCAGGCATACGACCGCTACCTGAACGAGTACAACATGAGCCTGCAGGACCTGAACGCGGTCAACACGCAGGAGCAGCTGGACTATGCCAAGTACCTGGATCAGCTGGGGCAGTTCAACACAGACCGGAACTTTGCCTTCAACCAGTATCTCTCCGACTTCGATATTCTGCAGAATCAGCTGGCTTCCCTCCAGGGGCAGGACAGCGTAGATTACAACCGCTGGATGGACAAGGTGGGGCTGTACGAGCAAAAGCAGGCGGAGGAAACGGACCTGGCCCGGGCCCAGGTGGATGCCATTCTGGCCGCCGGCGGAAGCCCCAGCGCGGATCTGGTGGGCGCCTCCGGATACGGGAGCGAGTATGTCCAGGCCCTGGAGGAAGCCTACCGGCGGCAGGCTGCCCAGCAGGCAGCCGGCGGAGGCGGTCGGTCCAGCTGTTCCGGAGGCGGGAAGTCCAAGATGACGCTGACCACGGCCAAACAGGCAGCAAACGCCGGCGTCTTTTCGGACGACGTTCTGGCTGTCTTGCGGGAGAACGGGTATACAGACGAGATGCTGAAGGCGATCTATGGATACGAGCCAAACAGCGGCGGAAGCGGAACGATCACAGACGCCTCTCAGCTGGGGGCTGCGGCGCTGAATATCGCGAACGCCATGAGCCGGGTTAATTCTCCGTCGCAGTTGGGGACGTGGGCCGAAAGAATCTCTGATGCGCTGGATGACGGCAAGATCACAGAGGCGGAAGCGGAGTTCCTGCTGGATGCAATCGGCTATTAAGGAGGCAGAACATGGCGAAATTATCTGTACAGGAACGGCTGGAACGCCTTAGAGAAGCAGGAAGGAAGCAGAGCGGCCAGGGAGGACAGCAGTCCTCCCCCGCTCCGGCTGCGACATCCGGGAGAACTACGGCCGGAATGACCGTCCGGGAGCGGCTGAACAGGCTCAAAGAAGCGGGGAGACAGCAGTCCCCCTCCCTGCCGACGGTGACCAGTCAAGCGGCGGGCGAAACCGCCGGAAGAAAAAAGGCTGGGAGGCCAACAACTGCCGGAAAGCCGGGAAAGATCACATCCCCGGCACGGGAGGCGGAGCGCCGGGCGGAGGAGCTGCGGACGCTGCGGGACGAGGCCCAGCAGGAATTCCTGAATTTCCGGGGTGCGGAGATCACCGCAGGGGCTGCGGGGATGCCCACAGAGTCGTATGCCGGGCAGAGATACCGCACGGCGGAGGAAGCCTACCGCGCCCGGCAGGATTACGACAGGCAGCTTGCGGAACTCCGAAACCGCTATTATCAGGAGGAAAACGAACAGCAGCGGGCGCGGCTGGCGGAAGATGCCTCCATGCAGGCCAGCTTTGCCCGGGCGGACGAGATCAGGGGCGCACTGAACCGCATCCAGACCCTGGAGCAGACCCGGGTGGCGGCACCGGGCCCCGTGACGGAGGATGCCGTCAACCAGGCTGTGCGGGAGATCGCCGGGCAGTACGGATTGTCCCGGGAGGACAGCCGGAATCTGACCACCGTCCGGAAGGCGCTGGAGGCGCAGCTGCTGGAAGAGACGGACCGCATCAGCGCGGCGGGCTATGACTACGAGCGCATGACGGAGTACCAGAAGCGGCAGGAGCGGGCGGCGGAGGCGGAGCGCCAGCGGCAGCAGACGGAAGCGTGGGCGGACGAGCATCCGGTCCTGGCCTCCCTCGCCTCCGTGGGCGCATCGGCCCTGCAGGCTGTCGACATCCCCCGCCTGATCGCCACTGGAGGCGGAAGCGAGGACGACCTGCGGACCTATACCCCGGCAGACCCGAACGCGGCCATCATCAGCAATTTTGTAACCGGGGTACGGGACACGGTGTCCAAGAAGATCGCGGATAACACAGACTGGGAGCTGTTCGGCCAGAACGTGGCGTCCTTCCTCTACAACACCGGCATGTCCATCGGAGACAGCGCCTCCCAAGTGGCGCTGCTGGGACCGTGGGCAACGTACCTGATGGGCGCCAGCGCGGCCAGCCAGCAGGCCGTGAACGTGCTGGAGCGGGGCGGCAGCAATTCCCAGGCGTTCTGGGGCGGTCTGGCCGCCGGCGCGGCGGAGGCGGTGTTCGAGCGGTTCAGCATTGAGAAGCTGCTGGAGGCCAAGACCATCAACAGCGTGAAGGACCTGCTGCGGGCAACTGCCCAGCAGGCGGGCACGGAGGCCAGTGAGGAAATGCTGACGGAGATCGCCAACATCCTGTCGGACACCGCCATCATGGGGGAATCCTCCGACTTCGAGCAGCTGGTGACGCAGTACCAGCTGATGGGCATGGACGAGGACGAGGCCCGGAAGCAGGCGTACCTGGACAGCGTGGCGCAGGTGGTATGGGCCGGCGTGGGCGGCGCTCTGTCCGGCATGGCCATGGGCGGCGCCACCAGCGGCGTGGACCTGGCCGGGCGGAATATCCGGCAGGGTATTCGGGACTACCAAGCGAGACCGGCCGACAGCGCCTATGACGTGATGCGAGAAAAGGGAATGTTCTCCCCGGAGGCTAGAGAGGCCGTGCAGGCGGCGGAACGCAGGCGGGGTGTGACGGAGGCCGTGGACCGGGCAGCCTGGATGATGGACCCGTGGAACCGGAGATCCCGGCGGGAGTACCTGAAGAACCGCGGGAGGGGCCAAGATGCAGAAGAAGCGCCACCGGCGTCCCAGCAGGCGCAGAGCCCGCAGGCCACGCAGGCGGTGCCTGCGGGCACACAAACCGCCGCCCCGGAAGGGGCGGCGCAGGTGCAGCAGGATCAGGCGCAGCCGGCAGGGCGGCAAACGCAGGCCACGCCGGCGGCGGACCCTGTGATCCAGACCCTGGAGAGCGGGGGGCGAGTGGACCAGGCCACGCTTTCCGACGAGCAGTTCGCAGCCCTGGCAGAACGGGGTGACATGGACGTGGATGCCGGCGGAAGGGTCTATCAGGTTGACCCTGCCCAGCATATTGACCAGCGCAGCAGCGAGGATATGGGAGACCGGAGGATCAACGCCTTCCAGTTCGACCATCCGGAGGTGCACCGGTATTACAGCGAGGCGGCGGCGGAGCTGCTGAATGAGCTCTCTGTCACAGAAAAGGGCGGGCAGACCCTTCGCCTGGGCGATTACCAGACCGGGTATGAATACCGGAGGACCAAGCGGGCAGCGCCGGAGCGGATCACCGTGCTGCTGGACGACTACGGCCTCTCTTACGATCAAATCGAGAAAGCCCTGGACGCCATCATTCACAACCACGGCCAGGAGAACATCGCCGCTGCAAAGCGGGTGGAGTTCGTGCTGGACGATATGCTGACAAACGGCTATCAGTCCATGGATGGATATATCCCACCCAACCAGGACTACATCAATGCAAAAGCAAGTATTGCCGGATACGTAGAGACTGCAGAGGGCGGAAGCAGGTATCTGGACGGGATCGACGAAGCGCCGGTGACGGCGGAAAGGATGGAGCAGAATGGACAGCAGGGAGCAGAGCCGGGAGACGGCGTATCTGATGGAGACCTCGGACGGCTTTCTGGTACGGGTGCCGGAGAGCAAACTGGAGGCGTGGAAACAGGCGCAGAAAGAGGCAGAGGCCCCGCTGACACCTACCGAGCAGCGCGTGAAAGACAAAATTCTGTCCATGATCTACGGGGAGAACCGGTAAGCAGCCAGGACCTGGGACTGCCGCGGGGCACGGACGCCAAAACGCTTCAGGTCATTCCGGAGAGCGCCTGGGATGACGGCCTGCGGGCCACAGCGGACCGGGTGCGGGAAGAGACGGGGCTGGATACCGTGTTCGTGACCGGCGGCATCCAGATCGGGACGCCGGACGGCGCCCGGCTGGTCCGGGGTGTATTCACCGGGGACCGGATCATCGTGCAGGCGGACAACATCCGGGTGACGCCGGACCAGATCGCGGACCATGAGATTTTCCATGACCGGGCGGCACAGACGCCGGGCCTGATCCGGGAGCTGGAGGACCGCGTCCGGGAACAGTATGGGCCGGAAGATCTGGGCCGTGTGGTGGAGCAATATATCCGGAAGCTGCGGGGCGTGATCTCCGTTACGGAAAACGCCGGCGAGGACGGCACACAGGCGGAGGCATGGGCCATTCTGGAGGAAATTTTCGCGGACGCCTACGCCGGGATCAACGCCTTCTCCGTCCACGCGGAGCGGTTCAACGAGACCGTGGAGCAGACCATGACAGAGCGGGGCGTGGGCCGTGGCAGCCAGAACGCCGCGGCAACAGACCGGACCACCGGCCCCCCGGCGGAAGGCCGCTACAGCTTCGGCGGGGAGAACGCCAGGCGGGCGGACCTGGACGCCCTGGACCGGGCCAAGGAGATGGAGCGCCAGGGCGTGGCCATGGAGACCATCTTCCGGGAGACCGGGTGGTATACCGGGGCGGACGGCAAATGGCGGTTCGAGATCGATGACAGCGGCATGGAGTACAGCCGCTGGGGAGACCTGAACCGGAGCGACCGGGCGGAGTATGCCCGCTTCCGGGAACTGGAGGGAAAGTTCATCGACGGGACCATCACCCAGGAGGAACAGACGGAGCTGCGCCAGCTGCTCGACCAGGGGCACGGCCCGGGCCGGGCGGAGGAACAGCAGACGCTGCGGCTGGCCGACTTCCTGCGCCATGACGAGCTTTATCAAAACTACCCCCAGCTGCGGCAGGCGGCCCTGCGGTTTGCGGACCTGCCGGAGGGGACACACGGTTCCTACAACACGGGGACAAACACCATCACCCTGAACAACTCCCTGCGTGACGCGCCGGAGGACACCCTGGTACACGAGATTCAGCACGCCATCCAGAGCGCGGAGGGATTTTCCGGCGGGAGCAGCCCGGAATACTGGGCCAGACGGGAATATGAGACGGGCGACCTGGTTTCAAATCGCCTACAGCAGGAGTACGACCAAATCCTGAACGGATTGGGCCGGGAGGATCAAAACAAGTACATCCGATATACGGAACTGGAGCGGGAATTGGAGCGCCTTTTCCTGGCTGATTCAAATACGGAAGCGGGGCGGCGGTATGACCGGCTGGAGGCCGAGCAGGACGCCATCTATGAAGAGCTCTATCCGAACGCGTGGTTCCGGCAGCTGCTGGACCTGAGCCACCGCATGGAGGACACCGCCGGAGAGTACCGCAGGATGTACGAGAACACCGCGGGCGAGATCGAGGCCCGGGATGTGACGGCCCGGCGCCAGCTGACGCCGGAGCAGCGGCGGCAGACCATGCCCAACACCGGGGACGAGAACACGGTGTTCTCGGACTCGGATGCCTTTTTCTCCGCGGAGACAGACACCGACGCGCTGAAAGAGCGGCAGATGCAGATCATTCAGGAGACAAACCCGGCGGATGACGACTACCACACATGGATCCGGAGCGCGGAGGAGATCAAGACGTTCCGGGAGTCCATAGAGGACCCGGAGTGGGCAGAGTACGACGAATACAACCCGGACTTCACGCGCGCCATGGCGGAGGAGGCCCTGGAGAGCGGAGAGATCGAGGTGTTCAGTTCCTACCCCATTGAGGCGGGCGGATTCGTCTCGCCGTCCAGGATGGAGGCGGAGAGCTATTCCGGGAACGGACGGGTTTACAGTAAGACAGTCCCGCTGACGGACGTGGCGTGGATCGACCCTACCCAGGGGCAGTATGCGCCGGTTGACAGGACCATGTACTCCATGAGCGAGCCAACTGACGCCCAGCAGGACGAGGCGGAGCGGCTGCTCTTCCAGGGCGTGGACGCGGACACCATCCGAGAGATGACCGGCCTGGAGCGGACGGAGGACCATGGCTGGCGGTTCACTGTTGACACCACCCCGGAGGCGGCGTATGATGGCGGCAGAACGACAGATCAGCAAGGAGGACTGGACGATGGGCAAAATGAATATGACCTTCGAGGAGTTCATGGAGAAAATGTACGGAGGCGAGAAGCCGGAGAAACTATCCCAGGAAGACCTAGATCGGCTCAAAGGAGAAATGCAGCAGGTAGCCAAACGGATGAAGGAGGAAGGCGTGCAGCCCCCGCCTCCTGGGCACGAGGACGTGTAATTGACCGCCCGTCTCGGGCGGCGGGAATTGCGGCTGAAAATGCGGGCCGGTACGGAGCGGACGCATTTGTGGTAGAGGATGCCGCCATCAAGGAAAGAAATCCCAAAGCCTGGGCGTTGACCAGCGGCGGGAGTATCTATATCTCTGACAGCATCCCGGCAGAACTGGCGGATGTGGTGGGATACCATGAAGCGATTCACGCTGCAAAGCAGACGGGAAATGACCGGTATCTGGACTTTCTCGAAAATACTGGGGAATATATTAGCCTGTCTAGTGATCGAACCGCAGAAGTCATGGGAATGATAATCAAGCAACGTTTCCATGGCAGCAAGAGCCTGTTCGACCTAACACCGCAGGAACAGACGACGGCTTTTGACGAGCTGAACGCCGTTGTCTGGGGATTCCACAAGGCAGACCAGGAAAACGCCCGGGAGCAGTTCGCGGATATGTTCCAGGACTACGATGCCTACATCGCGGACCTGGACGCCGCCATGGAGAGCGGCGCGGAGCCGGAGGTCCCTGGCCTCTCCCTCCCCACTCTGGACGACGAGGACATCCGCTACAGCATGGACGAGGACACCGCGGCGGAGCCGTCGGACAATCCCCCGCTCTCTCCGGATCAGAGCGGGCGGAGCGATCTGCACCGGCCGCGGGGCATGAGCGACGAGCAGTACAACCGGCTGAACGAGCGGTGGAAAAACCGGCCCGTCGACTGGCGGGAAACGCTGGCGCCGGAGGGCTTCGACAGCATCGATGATTACACGGCGGCCCTGGAGGCCGCGGCGGAGGAACGGATGCGGAACCGGAGCCGGGAGGAATTCGAGGGCTCTGACGCTCTGAAGGACCTGGGCATCCGGATTGCCAACAGCGTGGGCCTGTATGGGAACACCCAACAGCTGATCGAGAATGACCGGGCGGCCAAGTCCATCCGAAAGGAGATCAAGCGGGCGGAGCGACGGCTGCAGGCCACGGATGCGGAGAAGAACTTCGCCTCCGGCGTGGCGGCGGGCATCTACGGCGAGGCGGACATCCCGCCCAGCATGGACGCGGACACGGTGATGGAGCTGGCGGACTACTACTGGGCGGAGAAGGCCGTGCAGAACGACCTGATCCGGGAGCAGCGCACCAAGATCAACCGGAACCTGGACGAGCGGGTGCGGCGGCTGATGGACGGCGTGGACGACGCCAAGACGAAGGTCCCGGCGGCCGTCATCATGCGGAACCGGACCCCGGAACGGAATATGCGGCGGATCTTCGGCAACGCCAAGGGCGACGAGATCAACGACTACCTCTTCCGGCCTGTCCAGGACAACGAGGCGGAGCGCATCCGCTTCGTGAACCGAATGCACAACGAGGTCCGGACCTTCAAAGATCGGAACGGAAAGGACCGGCGGCTGAACAAGGAAGAACGGGCCCTGGTGCAGCTGGTGATCGAGGGCCGGGCGGCGGAGGACGCCGTGAACGCCATGGAGCGGAGCCGGGATATTCAAAACGCGGCGGAGAACATCAAGAACGCCCGGAAGCTGGCAGGAAAAGACGACCTTGCGAAGCGGCGGCAGGCGGAGATCGACGCCTCCGTGGATGAAGCGAGGGAATTCAACCTGGGGACGGACGAGCGGCGGCTGGCGATTCAGTACAGCCGGTGGCTGGAAACCCAGGAACGGCTGCAAGGCGCGGACACCACCATCATCGGGAACGCGGTGGAGAAGTACCGGGAGCTGTTCAACCAGCTCTACGACGCGGCCAACGATTTTTTGGTGGCCCACGGCTACGAGCCCATCGGCTTCATCCGGGGGTACGCGCCCCATCTCCAGAGCCAGGAGACCCAAGAGCGGTTCAACAACGCCCTGGAGCGCATGGGGATTAACCGGGAGATCGGGAAGCTCCCCACCTCCATTGCGGGGAGAACGAAAAATTTCAAGCCGAATATGCCGTGGAACGGCTTTTTCAAGAACCGAAACAGCCAGGGAGAATTTCTGGATCCGGACATTGCGGAAGGATTCGAGAAGTATGTGGACTCCATGTCGGACGTGCTCTATCACACGGACGACATTATGCGGACCCGGGCCTTTGTGCGGTATTTCAGAAGAACCTATGCCCCGGAGGAAATCCGGAACCAGCTGGAGCAGGCGGACGCGCTGCGATACGCGCAGGCGGACCAGCAGGCGTCCTTCCTGCGGGACAAGGGGAAGCTGTCCTACACATCCGCGCCGACCTATGAGGACGTACACCAGGCCATGGAGCAGTATGTGGAGGATCAGTACCAGGCCATCGAAAACCTGACGCTGTATGGAGACCTGGCGGTGTTTCTGGACGACTACGCAAACAACCTGGCAAACAAGCAGCTGTTCGAGGACCGGGCCATGGAGAAGAGCTTCGGGCGGACCTCTCTCAACGCCATCAGCAAAGTACACCGGGCTTTTGCCAGGGCGCAGGTGTCCGCCAACCTGTCTTCCGCCCTGAACCAGGGCGGCCAGCTGCCCATTATCCTTGCGGAAAACGGGGCGCGGAACGTGGCCCAGGCGCTGATCGAGCTGCGGAGCAAGGACCTGAAAAGCTGGGCGGCGGGCAGCGACTTCCTGACGGAGAAAAAGGGGATCAACTACATCGTGACGAGCTGGAAGGACCGGGCGATCACCGGAGCCTTCAAGCCGCTGGAAATCGTGGACGGCATCGTATCCACCCTGGCGGTGCGGAGCCGGTATTTGAAGGAGGTCCGGGCCGGGAAGAGCGCGGCGGAGGCCATGCGCCTTGCGGACCGGTTCGGCCGGGAGGTCATGGCAAGCCGGGCCAAGGGCAGCGTGCCTCTGGCGTTCCGGTCCAAGGACTTTCTCAACCAGATGGTGCACATGTTCCAGCTGGAGGCCCTGAACAACTGGGAGCACGTCATTCAGGACCTGGGGAACCGGGACTTCCGGGAAATGGCCCGGGCAAAGGGGAAACGGGCAGCGGCCGGGTCTCTGGCGGCTGTCCTGGTAAAGATCATACTGGGGGCTTTCCTGCTGAACCGGATCGACGAGGAGCTGTACGGCGGGACGCCGGCGCCGTTCGACGTTCTGGGCCTTGCGGGAAACCTTTTTGCCGGCGGCCTGGGGCTGACGCAGATGGACCTGCTGAGGACCCTGGTGGACAACGTCTGGGAGCGGCTGACCGGAGAGCGGCTGTTCGACACGGACCCGGAGCTGAACGAATTCGACGCCGCTGCCGGATGGGATGACTTTGTTTGGAATGGGCTCAATGAGATTCCGTTCGCAAGCAACGTGGCGGCATTGGCGGGTATGGGCGACCGGACGCTGCCCATGCCGGATTTGAGCAACCTGGCAGACCTGCCGGGGACCATTGCGGAGGACGGCCTGTTCTCCTGGGAGGTGGCGCGGCAGCTGGCGGGCCTGGCTGGAGATGTTCTGCCGGGCGGCCGGCAAATCGAAAAGTCCATCCAAGGCGGGGAAGCACTGCTCCGCGGCGGATACTACAGGGGCAGCGGAGAAAACCGGCGGCTGCAGTTCCCGGTAGAGCAGGATTTCTGGAGCATTGTGCGGGGAATCCTGTTCGGGCAGTCTGCCCTGGACGAAAGCCGAGACTTCTACGCCTCCGGGCAGACGGGCCTCTCTGCGAACCAGACGAAGGCATACGAGCAGATCGTGGACATGGGGGCTGACCCGGAGACCGTCTACCAGGCGATCCAGGGGTGGCGGGCCGCAGAGAACGACGAGGCCCTGAATTCTTACGGGAGAGGCGTTGCCAAGCGGGACGCCATCACGGAGGCAGACCTGACAGACGAGCAGAAGCTGGCTCTGTACCGCGGACTGAGCGACGCGGACAGCAGCACGCCGGACCACTTCCGGGCGATGATGGACACCGGACTCTCCTGGGAAGAGGTCATGGAGGCATACGACCAGTACCAATTCCTGAACAGCGACGAGGATACGCCGGAGGCTGAAAGGCTGTCGGCCTCAGAGAAGGCAACGGAGTTTGCCAGCTGGGTGGAGCGGCAGAATTACACGGAGGATCAGGCGGAAACCGTCAAGGAGGCCCTGCGCTATTGGCAGATGATCCCCGCGGAGGCCAGCGAGAAAATCCTTCTGGCTCAGGAATACGGGGTATCCGACAGCAGCCGGAAAGCCGCGGCGGAAGAGATCGACCGACTGAAGGGTGACGGGAACAGCGTCACGCAGGATATGGCGGCAGAGGCGCTCGAGAACATGCCGGGCCTGGACAACCGGGAACGGGCCATCCTGTGGCAGCTCCAGAACAAGTCCTGGAAATGGAACAAGAACCCCTTCGACAAACGGGTGGGCCGGGAGGTCTACGACCGGATGCACGAAGAGGACGAGGCGTAATGACGAGAGCCCCCGGGGATGATCCCCGGGGGCTCTCTTAAACCTTACTAGCGGAAATATTCATTATACAGAGAATCAGCTTTTTCCCTATCTCCACGATTTATCGCACAATAAAGCTCTTGAACGATTTCTTTACACGCCTTTATATCCCGCTCGTGCCAAGATAGGTATAGATGTTCGAATTTATCTTCGATACAGAGGAGCGGGATGGAAACAGGAAAGGAAACGGTTACGAGAACGATCCAAAGCGCAGAAAATATCCTGTAACGAATATAGTGCTCTTCTCTGTCAGCATAAACCCTGCACAGATACATCAGGACCCTGCTCACCATGAAAAGGAACGCAGCGGCCCCACAGTAAATAAGAAAATTTACAATCGCATACCGATCTGGAAACAGGTCAAGCAGGAGCGTTACCACTATGGCGAGCGCAAAAAGTACGCCTAAAATTATCAATATGATTTTCAAGGCCTTCACAAGAATACCCTCCTATGGATCGCAACAGGAGCAGATTTTCGAGTTACCCACCCCAACAATCGGAGCAGGGCTCGTATCCCATTTCTTTGGCAAGTTCAATGTTATAGATAAAATACCTGTGTCCTGTGAGATGATGGCAGCCGTAGCAGTGATATTTTTCACCGCTGACGGTTACAAACACAGCGTTGCTCCTGTAGAATTCCAATTCCGCAGAGTCTCTAAGGTTGGCCAACCGCCTTTGAATAGAAGCGTCAGATGATCTCCCATCTTCAATCCCGGCCGCATAACCATCGTCATAAGCTGCCGACCTGATAGCAGGTATTCTGCTTTCATAAGACTTCTGTGCCTCTTCTGCCATGGTGCGATACTCACTCTTTGCGGACCACCACGACCAGGCGGAAAATCCGATGGACAGAAGGCAGATCAAACAGGAAATGAGAACCAGAATAGTACCGGTCGGGTGGGAAAGCGCAACGCGGTTCTTTGGCTGGCGGTACACCTCAACGATCTCTTGCGAGGTGGGTACCTGCGTAATCCGCGTAGATGGGACGAACTGCATTGGAGTGCATTTGTTTTTCTTTTTGGCATACCAGTTACAAGTTGTCTTGGCAAAAAATATCGCGGCTCCGTAAACTGCAACGGTAATAAAAAAAGAGAACAACATCACGCCCTGTAAGGAGGCGGAAGTATCTACGAGCGAAAGCAACAGCGAGTTCAAAATCGAAGCAATCGCCAAATATACAAACCAGATCAAGAATTTCATATTATCTCAACCTTTCCCGTTCATCCCTCCGCCAGTATCTTTCCATGCGCTTTAACAAAAGGTTCTGGAGTGGGTAAAAGACGATAAGCGCAGGAATAGATAAGATAAAGCAAGTGACCGAAAGGACCACTAAGACTTTTTGAAAGAATCCAGGGTGCCCCATGTTGTCCAAGTAAATGCACAGCTCGTTCAGATAGCCACCGACTGCATAGAAAATGCTGCTTAGGCCAAATCCGCCAAGGACATACACTGCTTCCAA